TACTCGCTGTAAGGCGACAGCCCGCATAGATAGTCGACCCGCAAGGAGGGCGGTGCCCCGGGGTCGGAAAACTTGGTGTGCAGCCGAAAACTAACGTCTGTCACCGGCAACCAGTCAGTTGAGCCCACGATGATCGGTGCACAATCCGCCACGCTGGCATGCTTTGGGATTTTATTTTCCTGCGGAAATTCGTGGCCGCAGCACGCGCATTCGGCGGCGCGCAGCCCATTCAGCTCATGGCAATTCGGACAGCGTCTAGCGGCGACGGTGTTGGCCTTGACGCCGATTTTAATGGTGCCGGCTGGGCAGTCGACGCGGTCGGCTGGGCCATGACGCATGACATTTCCAGCGAAGTCGAGCACCAAACAGTCGTGTTTGCCCTGAGCCTTGCGCGTGCCGCGGCCGACCATCTGGACGTAGAGCCCGGTTGAGAGCGTTGGGCGTAGCAGCGCGATCAGATCGACAGCCGGCACATTGAAGCCGGTGGTCAAAACATTGATGCTGGTGAGGGCGCGCAGCGTCCCGGCGCGGAATGCAGCTATGATGGCGTCGCGCTCGTGGGCCGGCGTCGCTGCTGTGAGCGTCGCGGCCGCGATACCGCGCTCGCTCAAGGCGTCACGCACGTGCTGGGCATGCCGCACACCGGCGCAGAAAACGAGCCACGTCTTACGGCTTTGGCCGTGCGCAATGATCTCGTCGACGGCAGCCTTGACGACGTCGTCCGCGGCATCCTCGAGGGGGCCGCGGACGAATTCTCCGCCGCGTACGGCAACAGCCGACACGTCTATGCTGACACCCGTCGCCTTCGATGACAGCGGTGCCAGCCACCCGTCGCGGATTCCGTCCGCGATGCCGTACTCATAGACGACCCTGTCGAAGATCTTGCCTCCGCCCTCGTCCAGGCGGCCGCTGTCGAGCCGGTAGGGTGTGGCGGTGAAGCCGCACACCCGCATGGCTGGCTCGAGCTCGCGCAGACCGGCAATCACGCTGCGATACATGCCATCGCCGGTATGCGGGACAAGCTGTGCTTCATCCACAATGACCAGATCGCGCCGACCGAGACGCTGTGGGTTGCGCCAGACGCTTTGGACATTGGCGAGCACGATGGGCGCATGCCAGTCGCGTCGGCCAAGTCCGACCGAATTGATGCCGCAACATGCCGCCGGCCACACTTGCAAAAGGTGTTCGAGATTTTGCTCCAGCAGCTCACGTACGTGCACCAGCACGAGCGCGCGAAACGCGTGGTACCGCCCGGCGATGTCGGCGAGCAGTTCAGCGATCAGCACCGACTTGCCGGTGGCGGTGGCCATCCCGATCAAGGGGTGGCCACCACCGGCGTGCCAGAAGGCGTTGAGCGCGTGCAGCGCCTCGACCTGATATGGCCGCAGCGTGAACATGCTACGACGCTTTCTTTTCCCACGGCGGTTGTTTGAGCCCGGATCCTGCGATGGGCTTAGCTGCCGTCATCGGTTTCGGCACCGCCGCGTTGCCTGTGGGCGCCGGCTTCTGGATCGGCGTCGGCTCCGGGTCTTGCACTGGCCATACGCGCTTGACGAAGTTCTTGTCGTCAAACTGGCCGTACTTGTCCGACTGGATACCGATCCGAACCTTCGCCGGCTTGAACAAGAAGCTTTCCGGATCGGAAACTTGCTCGGTAATACCGAACGCAACGCACAGGTCCTTCAGCTTCTTACGGGCGATATCCTGGGTGGTGGGATTGGAATGTTGATAGCACAGCGTCTCCCAAATCTGCCGGCCCTCACACTCGCCTTCACAGATTCTCCAGGTCAGCGCCAGCATGTGGCCGTCGCCAGATTTCGGCTGGCGAATATTGGCCTCGACGATCTGCGCCACGTAGTCGCCGGCCGGGATCAGCTCGAAGCTGGTGCCTTCCTGTGATTCGGGATTGAAGTAAAATGCCGATTCTTCACTCATGGTCTGTAATGCTCCGCTTGTGTGTTTTGATCGCACTACTGTCTTCATCCCGGTGCGACCGGCGGGAAGATCGGCGCCAGCGCGCTGCTGACGTCGAAATCTTTGCGGCAGAGCATCTTCGCTGGAAGGTCGAAACGGCTCTTGGCGAGAAAGGCCGGACGGCTCTCGAAATGCAGCCAGCGTACAGAGCCGCCGTCTGCGCGATTGCGCTTTTTGCTGAAACCCGCATCCTCGGTCACGATGTTGACGTCGGTAGCGAGGAAGGCGATGAGATCCATCTCGTCGGCGATCAGGCCGCGCGCTCGTTTGTGCAGGCGAAGCTGATAGGAGGTGTAGGCCGGCGCGCGCGGATCGTTCACAGTTTCCACGCTGCTGTGCGCCAGCAAAACAATCGTTATACCGCGCTGTCGGCGCAGCCAATCCAAACCGGCGAGTAAATCGCGCCACCAGCGATCGGCGATGACGTAGCCGCGGCCATAGCCGGGCGCCTCGATCGAAGGCCACTTGTTCGTGTCGCAGATATCGGCCCAAATCAGCGCCTCCAATTTGTCGACGCTGTCGAGCACGATGGTCTGGAAATCGTGTGGCTCATTGCCGAGCGCCGCCAGCGCGTCGCGGACGTCGGCATAGCTGCACAACAAACCGAACGTTGAGACCTTCAATCCGGCCGGCGCACCGTCTTCCGTTTGCAAGAACACCGGCTTCGGAAATTTTGCCGCTAATGAAGTCTTGCCGACGCCTTCCTGGCCGTGGACGAGAACGCGTGGCGGCAGTGTCGCAGCGCCCTCCTGGACATTGGCGAGGGAGATCATCCAACCGTCTCCGATTTTTGGAGCGCGGCCACGGGGGCGCGGCGCAGGAAAGTTGGAATTTCAAGATCGCCTGAGATAGCGGTCGAGGCGGTGCTCACTGGGTCCGGGTGACGGTCGGCGACAATGCTTTCAATCAGCGACCACCAGTCCCGTGGCACCGCCGCCAGTAGTGCGTTGAGCCCGATACCATTGAGGGCCCGTGTTCGCTCATTCGGGGAAGCGGCGATCCAGGCGGCGATGATGTCTGTCCCGGTAAAATCCGGCCGATAAGGCTTGCTGCGCTTCGGTAATTGTCCGCGTGTTGGCAACCCTTTGGTAGGCTTGGCGTCCGACAATCGCTTAATTGCCTGTTCGATCGAGAGTTCTGCCAAATCCGACTTGCAAGTCGGATTTGCCGCTACCAGGCAAGCGAGGCGCATGTATCGTTCCGCTTGCCGCGCACCGACGCCGCAATGTTCAAGGAACTTGCCCCACTGGCCGTGCGCGATCAGCTTCGACTTTTTAGTGATGATCAGCGTCTCACCGGCATCGATCGCGCGATCGAGCGCATTTGAGAACGCAGTGGTCACGGCAGTATGTGCGTCACGAATGCGGGCGACGAGGTCGTCGACGGAAGGCGAGTCTTGACCAGCGGTGCTCGCTGTCATATGTGCTGACATAGAAAGTATCTTTCACTTTCACCCGTGCCAGCGGGCGATGCGATGTGGTGAATGCGGGCCGGCCAGGCGTCCTTGGCGCCTGGCCGGGTTTCGTCTGCCACTTTGTTGAAGAGCCGTGGGTTTCGCGGGCAGACGACGCGCCAACGGTAAACTTGGGTTTTAGGGTGGTTGTGCGAGCATCAACGCATCGCGGACACGCATGCCGCGACGGCGAGGGCTCAGGTCGATGATTTTGTCGCTGTGGTGACGTTTGATGCTGTCGACCGATAGGCCCGACAGCCGGCTGGCTTCTTTCAGGTCAACAACACGGTGAAGCTCAGTCCAAGTGGGCTGGATAGGATCGAGCGACGGGCCGCCGTCGTAGCCGATTTCTGGCGTTGCGGCGCCGAAATTGCGGCCTGTAACTTCCGGTCTTGCCATTCTTCGCTCTCTGCTGATTGATGGCGCACAAGGCCGCCTCAACACGCAGGAGCAAAGCAAAGCCGGACGCATATGCGAAACGCATAAAAATGCGTCTCAAAAATGCGTCTCGCTATTTGAGGAGTTCGATAGGCCAGAGACCCCAGGTAGGAAGCTTATTTTTGATATGTTGCCACGTGACCGTTTTGAGGCCTTTGTCAGCCCGTGCTGCTTCTTTCAGTCGAGCTTCAAGCTGCTTGGCAAAGTGAGTAATACGAATTTTTTCTTTGATCTCGTTGGCAGTCTTCATACGCCTAGCCTCTGTCACGATCCAGTTCTTGGTGACGTTTTTAGTTTCTGGCTTATAAAAAAAGCGCAGATCATAGATGCTTCTATCCGGGTAGGTTGGTTCGCGAATAATTGAGCGTGTAAAATCCGCGACCCAAATATCGTAGCCGACCGATGGCGGGGGGATGGTAACGGGGTTCGCTAACAAATCGCCGCGGCG